CTGGTCCTCCGGCACGCTGCCATGCCTGACTGGTAAGCCAGACCCTGCCGGTCTGGTCTATCCAGCCGATTTTGCGCACAGCTATCGACACTCGCTCGACATCATGGTCACACACGGATGTGTTAACGACTTGATGTCCTGAGGCAGTCCAGGAATCGGTCTTGTTCAGACGCATCCCTGTCTGTGTCGACACCATAGACAAATCTGTCACCATCCCTCCCCTCTAATATAGGCCTTGCTCGAGAATGTACGCGGACATCTGGTACCAGACCTCGATCTGGCGCTGATCTCCCTCGGGGTTTTTCAGCGGGAATATGCCTCCTTCTCCGTTCGCCTTATAGGCTCGCTCGTTGAACTTGCGAATGATCCTTTCCATCTTCAGCGCGTCGACTGGACGGAACCTCGCGTCGTTGAAGACAGTAAGCTTGAGGTTTGCCAGGAATTCCCGGAACCAGGTCTCAAGACCGACATCGACTATGAAATTGGCCTGCCTGGCCAGCCCGACGAGCATCTCGAACAGGCTGGCCTTAGGCCCGATGCTGTACAACTCAGAATATGCCTCCAGCCCGATGTTTGCCGCTAGCGCGAATTCTTCCCGGAGATTGATCCCGTATGCTGACCGGTTGTCGTCATTCGGGATCCGGTCGTTGAACTGCACCCGGTGAAGATACTCGCAAACATGGATGAAGGATGCTTCAGACTCCTCGTCACGGATCCTGAATATGATGTCGTACAGCCAGTCGAAGTAGACGGTCTTGACTTCCAGCCTCACTGCGGCTTTCCGTAGTTGAGATGACGCTCGACCCAGGATCCCTCGTCGAGGACTACCTCGAAGTCGTGATTGAGGTAGTTGTTGCGAACGTAGACGATGACCTCGCTCCCGGAGTTCCAGCCGAAGTGATGCTTGAACTCATTGCCGATGGTACCCTCGACATCCCGGACAGGCTGATTCATCTCGTCAGCCAGCACCCTGTCCGCGGCGTACCACAAGAGCTTGGACTTGTCGTAGTCCTCCATCTCATCAGTGAATTCCTCAAGCGAGATGACGTAGATCATCGCCCCGGGAACCCGGTCGTCTAGGACAACAAACTCAGTTGCTCCGGCCTCGGCGCCATCAGCAGAATCGTCCCGTTCGCCATCACGGGCTCCAGCTCCGGATACGGATAGGATGCCGGTTCCGGGCTGAAGGAGACGAGGGTCTCCAGAAAGTGTGAGGGACATACTTTCCACCCCGGAAGCTCCCACGGCGGCTTCTGGCCGTTGTCCGGCGTCACTCTCCTGACGGGGAGCGTCGGCCTTAGCTCGATAGTGATCACGGGCAGCGGCGACCTCGCGGTCGATGAGTTCTTGCGCCTTTCGGCGAGACACAAGTTGACCCACAAGATAACCAGCACCCAGGCCAAGAGCAAGGCCGATGCCAGCGCCGATAGCTGCGGATTTCCCATTGATCTCGATCCTTTCCATGAGGTCAGTCAATCAGGATGACGCCGTCGACATTGAAGTCGAGAAGGATGGTGTGCTCGTAGCCGTTGACGAAAGCCCGGCTGGATTCGTCGAAGATGTCGTGGATCCCGAAGCTGACGAACCCGTCGTTCTTCCCGGTCTTGTCCCGCTTCCAGCCGACGGCCTGGCCGGCCTGGGTATGCGGAAGACCGAGTGCTTCATAGACGTCGTTGAGGAACAGGAACCCACGGGCTTGCAGCCGCTGGTTGGCGAATTCCTGCTGAGACAGGAGGAACGTCAGGTTCCACTCCGGGGTCTTCTTCCAGTAGACGCTGGACTCGTCGAAGAACTTCGCGTACTGGGAAGCGTGATGCTGCAGATCAGCAGTGTCGAAGATCTCGCAAGGCTGACCCTGATCATCCTCGACGGTGACCCGGCCCATTCCGCGAAAGAGCTCGAGTTCTTTCGACTCACCGATCTCGTCCTGCACCCTTTTCCGGTAGGCCCGGAAGCCGGTGTCAAGCGCTGCGTAGGCGGCGACCAGTGCTGCGCGCTGCTGCTTCAGCATGCCGTGTGCGGTCACCACACAGGTAACAGATGCCGCGCCTGCAACGATCGCCGGGGCGAAATCCACCAGGATCGGCTTCGCGCTGCGGAGCCAGAGCACCCCCATGTCGTGGGACTGCTGCTGCCTGGTGTACTTCTCGTCGAGTTCCCGCTCCTTGATCTCCTGCGTCCTGAACTTGAGGGTCTTGACCTTGTCCTGGGACCGGAGGACTGCCCGCCCGACGAGCACGGTGGTAAGGCCGAATCCGGCGACGCCGAGTCCTGTGAGAATGGTCGGCCCGTTCTTCCTGAACTGCGCTTCTGCCTTGCCGGAGAGCCGGCTGGCGAATTCTTGGATTTTCATTTTTTTCCTGTTCTTGTAGCCCGTTTGAGTGGCGGGGCGGCCTATCCCCGGATCTTCAGCCGCTCCTGTTTGTACACTGGCGTAAAGGCCCTGAAGGCCTGGACAGGGACCAGTGTTCCATTCATGATTTGAAAACCGGATGACGCTTTTTGCGTTCGGCCATCAGGCGATCTACATACGCCAGACGCCAGTTGAATTCCTCGTCAGACAAGTTTTCTGGATTCGTGAACATCGTCCAGAAAAGAAGCTTGAAAGCCTCATACCAGGCTTTAACATGCTTCACTTGTCGAGCGCCGGGTAGGTGACGGATGTTGCCGACTCCCACTGTGGCTGGACACCGAGCTTGACCGCCACCTGCAGCCACGCCTTCTTGTCGGCTTCGGTGCAGAAGGTGTCGATCGACATCCTGGTGCCGTGTAGTGTGCAGTGACCGTGGCTGTACACGCCGCCGAGCGGAGCGGGGCCGAGATCGGTGTAGTTCGTGCAGCCGATCACCTTGGCGACGTCCTGCGCGGTCTCGTAAGGATGAACTGGCGTTGGAGGCACTGCCTTCTCGTCCTGAACGGTGCCGGTCGGCTGAATCCTGAGACCAGGGTTCGCTCCGGCTGAACGGCTTGCACTGCTGAGGATGAGAACGAGACCGAGAGCGAACGCCGCCACGATGGCGAATGCGAGAGCGATCCACCACCTCTTGTTTTCCCTGATTTTCATTTTATTACGCCTTTCTGGCTGAGTCTTGAATATATGGCATACACTTGACCATCGGACATGCGGGATACTCGAGCCGCCCAGGTCTTGCTGGACGGATATGCTGCGATGACTTTCTCGCGTATCTGCTCGATGGTCATGTCGTCGTTCGGGGAGCTAGGCCACTCCAGTCGATCCGAAGTCCGCAGCAGGTGCATCGACCTTCTTCCGTGACTTCGTTGCTGTGAGGGTGATCTGATATTCCGCAGTTGATACAGTTCAAGGTTTACACCTCCTTTGAATTATCTAATCGAGTGGTACAGGCCGCGGCAGGACTAGCAGGTAACCGCCGCGAACCAGGCGGATTGAGGCCGTCCGGAGATCGGTCCAGCCCCATTTGTGGTCGGGGAAATCGCTGCTGATCCCGACGAAATCGTAGAGATCGGCAACAGTTGCCGCCGGATAGTCATCGAGAATATCCTGCATGCGGTCGATGATGTTGAGCGCCTCGTCGCGATCCGGGATGACGATCTCATCAAACTGGTGCGTTATCCTTCCCCGGGGTGACATCTGATATGGCGGGGAGGATGATGCGGATGTCGCTGACTTGGCGATTTTGCCGTAGTTGGTGTAGGTGGTCTGGCCGGTTCTCGTCCTGGAAACCGTGCCGTAGAGCATCCGCTCGATGCCCTGACTGAAACCTCCGGTCAGGCCTTTGGTGATGTCGAAGAGCACGTTCTTCACGGCAGGGACGATGATCTCCATCACGATGAAATCGGAGAGGTTCCCGGTGGCGCCCTCGGTGAACGAGGCGGCCATCGTCCGCATGAAGCTCTTGCGCTGTACTGCGTTGCCCGTGATGATCTTCTCTTGCCTGGGGCGGTCTGGCGGGAGTTCTCTGCTCTTCTGCGAATTCGGGGGATACCGGACTCTCACGGCTTTCTGGCGTCCGGGCCCGTCTTCGACATGCATGATTCCTTCTTCTTCCATCTGCCTTCCTTAAATGTGAGAATGGGCACACAGTGCTCTGGCGCGCAGCTCGGGGGGTGAGCCGGGCCGTCATAGCGGCTTTTGTCGTTTAAGGCAAGCAGGACTCTGCTTGTCCCCACAATGATTCACTTGGCGCTCGGGTCCGGAACCCAACCGGAGCTCTTGCGATGGAAGGCGTCAGCCATCTGCGCCTTGGTCATCTTGTTCTGGAGTTCGTCGTCGGTCGGCTCACGATTCCACCAGGGAAGGAGTTCGCCCTTGTTGTCGTACGGCTTGACAAGACCGCTTGCCGCATCTCGCGGGTCCTGGAACGGCGCAGGCACCAGCAGGCTCTTGACCGGTCCGTCAGCCTTCGGAAGCTGCACGTCCACCGGGGTCCTCGCCGCCGAAGTCTCCGCTCCCTTGAGAATCTCCTGGGGGAACATCCCGAGCAGGAAAGCGCCCGTGCCCTCGGGGTCGCCCATCAGCTCGCCGAGCAGCGCGTCAAACGCCAGGGACTCGACGAAGTCCTTCTGAGTCGTTTCGTCCTTCGGCTTCAGCTTCTTGCCGTCCTCGGAACGCTCGACGTAGGACATCTGGACGAACCACTTGAACTTGGCCATCATCGTCTTGGTGTCCTCGGACGCCATCAGGGCCGTGATTTCCTCGGTCAGCGTCGGCCCGTCGAGGTTGGACTCGAGCTCCATGATCTCCGCGGAGGACAGCCGGAAATAGAGCTCCTCCTCGATCATCGAGCCGTCGAGACCCTCGTACACTACTGTCTTCTTGATCACCGCTTAGTCCCTTGTCTTGACGTTCTTGATCTTCTTGTAGATGCCGATGTGCGCCTCGTGCTTCGGGGCGTTGTACGACACGATCCAGAGCAGTCCCCTGAAGAGAGATGACATGACGACCGCCGTCCAGTTCCCGCGGCTGGTTGAGAACATGGAGATATAGACATCATCCATGGTCAGCTCGGGTCCGCGGTCAGGATCGTGATGCTCGTTGTAATTGTCGACGACGAGAAGCTTCGCGTGATTCAGGTATCGGTCGGGATCACGGTGCCCGTTCGCCGATTGCCCGATCTCGAGTTCCGGAATCCGCTCCGGGACTGGCTCGTCTTCGTCTTCCGGGACAAGCTCGCTCACCAGCTGACCGAGACTCGGCTTTTCCTCGAGGAATCGCGGCCCCTGCACTTCTTCGGCGACTTGTTCGCTCATAATGAGACTCCTTGTAGCGGATGAATATGAGTTAACCTGAGACCCCAAGGCCCGTTGTGGGCGGGGAGCTGGACCTCGGAGTCCCAGGCGACTACGGGGAACCTTTCGGTTCCATTAGAGGACGTGTTATTTCTGCGAGCTCCCGGCCGATGCGCAGTGCTTCCTTGCGGGGATGCGCTGCCTGCTTCAGGCGCCCGTGAGCGGCCAGGGCGAAGCTCGCGATGAGATACGGCAGGATGTGCCAGAACAGCCACATGCCCGCCGTCGGGAATATCCGCCGGATCCAGTCAGAAAATCTTCCCGTAATCGTGGACCGGGTCGTACTTGAATCCGACGACGAGGACGGGGACGTTGCACTCGTTGAGGGCTGTCGTGAGCTGGAGTTCCGGCCGGTGGTCCAGATTCCATCCCAGGATATCGCCGATATCCACCGAAGGTAGTCCGACCAGTTCGTAGAACTTGTTGAGGTCGCAGTATCCTTGCGTGAGGATCTCAGCGTCGCAATCGTTGACCGCCCGGCGGATCGTCTCATGGCCGCTTTTGAACTGACGGCCAGAAAGGCCGTCGAGGCAGAGAACATCTCCTTTCCCGAGGATCACAACCTCGTTGCTCGCCGGGAGATTCCTGACCTGCCTCTCGGCGAGAGCGGTGCGGACCTTCTCTTCCTTCCCCTCGCCGATCTGACTGACGACCTCGTCCTTGTACTCGCGGTATGCCCGCTCGACGAGCGTGTATGCTCCGACAAGAGCCGCGTTCCGGCGCATGCCGATCTGGGTGGATGCGATGATGCAGGCGATCGTGGCTGACCCCGAGAGCATCGACGGCAGATATGGCCTCCAGATCACCTTGACGATCTCGATGTTGGTGATCTTTGCGTAGCCGTGATCGCAGTTCTGCTCGAGCGCTGCATCTTCCTTCAGCTGTTCAATATTCTCGAGAGCCTTCGGGGTACCACGGACGGCCAGTACAGCAGTACCGATGACACCGGCCACCGCGAGGCCTGAGAGGATCCACGGCGAGTTCGCCTGGGTGTTCTGGCGGAGCCTGTCCAGCCATGTTGGTGTGTTCATGTGTTCTCCCTGCGGTCTTCATTGAAGACCTGGATCGGCTTGCCGTCTTCATCCTTGACGGCGACTTTCCTGATCTTGATCGCCGTTCCCTGGAATCGGTCGATGATGATGGTCGGGAAACGGCGCACCAGGTCCTCATCTTGCGGCCCGACATATGCCTCTATCTCGACTATGAATTGCATGATTGCCTCCTGACAGAGAAAAGAGAGCAAGTGCTAGTTGCTCTCCGGCCGTGATGGCCTGTATGGGTGTTACTGGGTCTGCTCGGGTGGCGGGGCGATCTGGTTGTGGACCTTCTTGCCGACCTTGTCGAAGAAGTGCCCGGCGGCGATCGTGAGCACGGTCACGACCACGGTTGCGGCAACAGTGGCAGTGACTTCGCGCTTACGCGACGTCGTCGGAACACTCGTTTCGGTCTGGGTCTCGGTCATTGGGTTCTCCTTATCTGACGCGTTACGGGCTTCATTATAGGGCGTGTTTTTTTCGCGAGAAAAATATAATGAAGAGGACTGCAGCATTACCTGCGCGTATCATTGATTCCCTCATCGGGATCCATACGATCTTCTTCACTATAGGACATGTTTTTTTCGCGAGGTCAAGAAACTGAAAGTCCTTGTTGGGGGACTGTTCAGTTCTGAGCTTAGGCGAATAGGGTCTGGACGACTGGGCTGGCGGCGAATATCTCAAGCGAGATTTCCATCATGCGGACGTAGATAGCGACTTGCTGGCGCTCTTCGGTTGCGTTCTGGAGGTTCTTCTCGAGACGACGGTACTCAGCGATTAGCTGTTCCATTTTTCTCTCCTCTATGGGCTTCACTATAGAGCATGTAAATCTCGCGAGGCAGAGAAACCGAGAGCCCTTGCGGACTCCGGTTACCTTCAGTCAGGGGCTGGGTAAAGCAGTGACTTCTTGCCGTTCCTGAAGAGAATCTCGAAGATTTCGGCTTTGTCGCCAGTGCCGTACTGGTTGGCTCGGACGATACGCCATCCGTCGTCAGCACGCTGCTTTGATGCGAGCGCTCCGGCGGCGAACATGGTAGCGCCGTAGCCAAGCACGATGCTGGTGAATATAAGTTCTCCTTCGTGATCCTTCACGAACTGCTTAATCCTGTCTTTCATGACAGTCCTTTCGTTGGGGTTCATCATAGGGAGTGTTTTTTCCGCGAGGCAGAGAAACTGAGAGCCTAAGTTCAGGCTTTCAGTTCGCGGTTTGGTTACGCGGCTTGCTTCTCTTCGTAGTACTCGGGGCAGTAGTACTCGTCGGGGTCGATCCCCTTCTCGATCATGAACTTCTCGAACGCCTTCCGGTTGCTCTGCTGTAGCGCGATCGCGGCGACGGCGACTGCGGCTAGGGCATAAGCTCCCTTGTTGGTGACGATGTGGTTCTTGACCTTGAGGGCGGTCTCCTTGACGGCAGTTAGCTTCTGCATTGGAGTTTCCTTTCGGTAAGATTGGCTTCACTATAGGGCGTGTTTTTTTCGCGAGTCACCCCCGGGAAAATTTGAGATAACGTGTAAAACCGAAACCCTGTGCTGCGGGGAAGTGCAGCACTGGGCTCCGGATTTTCGATGCTAGTGTTCTGGGTGGATCTGGTCAGCTTCTGGGCTTGAGGAGCTGCCCGATCGCCTTCGAGGTGATCACGTTCGCCTTCTCGAATCCGAGGATCACGATGATTCCGGCGAGATTCGCCGCGACGATGGCCATCGTGTCGGGACTCACGGTGCGTGGCGCTGGCTGCAGCGCTTTCGCTTCCATGAGAACCTTCAGGTTGGCAACGCCGGCGGCATAGATCTCGTCGTTCTCTTCGGTTCCCTCAAGATATGCGATGTGGTGTTGGATCAACTCGTCGAGCGGATCGGACTTTTTCTCCTTCTTTCCGAAGTTGAACATGTCGTATCCTTTCGGCTAGTTCTCACTATACAACATGTTTTTCCCGCGGAAATGCCTATGCCGGGTGAGGAGCCGCCGGCAAGCCGTTCTTCGTCGGATCGTCAGTCTTGACAACCTTGAGCGTAATGCTCGGCTTGTCCTTCATCTCCTCCGGCGGGATCTTCGGTTCCACCCCGTAGATGATCTTCGAGTCGCTCTCGTCGACGATCAGGTGCCCGTCCGGAGCAGGCTTCTTCAGCTGCAAGCCCACTCCGAGGAAGGTGTCAACTGCGGTGATGGTCCCGAGGACCTGCTCAGCGTCAGGCAGGTGCCAGATCTGAGCCAGTGTGAAGTAAAGCGTGCCCGCTGCCGGTAGCCATATTTGCGCTACCGACACCAAGGCGGCGTGCAGTTTTTGATTCATGTGTTCTCTTTTCTTGCGCCCGTTAAGCACACCCCAGCTTGGCACTGAGGTGCTGGTACCGGTGGTACCAATCCACCAACTGCTCTGCGTTGACCCTTGCTTTCGGATCTTTGATAGCAGCCGGGTTCTTGGGGATCTGGGATTTGAGAGTATCCAGAGCCGGTGTGACCACTTCGCAGAAGTTGTGATTGCTGCGGGTGATCGCGTTGAGGGTAACGACGGATGACAAGGCTCCTGCGCCGATAGACAAGACGACGAGGAATACGAACGCGATGTACAACTTGTGTCTCGTTGACGGCGCGAGATTCTTCACGTTTTCGGGCACCCTAGTCCTTTGCTCAGATGTTCGTATCGGATAAGCCAGTCAAGACTCTGACCGAACGAAGGGTTCGTCTGACTAGACGAATTCCTCAGAAGTTCTGCTTTTAGCGCGACGATCGCTGGGGTAATTACTTCACAGAACTTATGGTTATTCGCCTGCCGACCCTGAACGACGTAAAGAATTCCGAGGAGAGTCATGACCACGGAAAACAAAGCCAGAACAACGTATGCGTACCGGATTCCGAGAATCGTTTTTTCGTCGCTCAGCAATTTCGGGAACCATGACAAGTAACGTTTCGCCATCCTTACCTCCACCATTGGGTGATTGAGAGGACTTGGAGTGCGGCTCCACTGGAGGTGGCGAAGATGACGAGGATGATGATGGCTCGGACAAGATCGTGATAATAGCCGCCCGAGCCGAAGGCACCATACAAGCGAAGCCAACCAGTACCAGGTAGCCGCTCGGGCTTACTGCATAGACCTGCTTCCATATTATCCAGGCTCCAAATCCCATCAGGACCAGGTCCCGGAATCCCTGGCGCAGAAAAACATGCCACTTCAACCCCGCCTCACTTCCCTATTACTGAGTGCTTGCGTGCCAGGTACCCCCAGATCGAACGTACGGTGATGCTTCGTGCCACTTGCCGCCACTCCTGACGTATACGATCCCTACTTTCCATTTCCCGCCGGATCGTATCCATGTGCCCCCCAAAAGTTGAACTGATGTTGTCAGGGACGGTGCGGAATATCCTTCCGCATTATGAGCATACACGACAAAGATGGCGTGCTGCCCGGGGATGAAACCAGTGCGATTGCGGCTCAGGCTGTTGGCGAAGCTGTCGAAGTGCGGACCGGTCTCGGTAGCCGCATTCCACCACCGGAGCAGATATCCGTTTATCGCAGCTCCGCCATTACTGCCCGAAGCAGCCCAGCTGATTGTCGCAGAAGTCTCGGTGATATTCGTTACAACCGGCTTTCCCGGTGCTGATGGAACCGTCGGCATTACAGGATCCGGATATAGACGTTACCGTCCACGTTTCCGCCGACAGCATCTGACGGAGCCGCAGTCCCGCTCCGGATGCCAAGATTGATCCTGGCACCCGAGGCCGTGCTTGCGCCCGTGCCGCCCTTTGTCACCGGCCAGATCGACAGGATGAGATTCTTGACCTGTGCCACGAAGTCTCTGGTCCGGTTAATCTCGGTGAAACCCTGCTGGACAATGTCGACGCTTCCGACCAGAATCGGATATCCGTCGGCCTGGGCATCGTCTCCTACAGGCATGTCCTCTCCTTCCTACAAGTCGAGCCAGTGAATGGCCGGGTCTTCGTCGAGCCAGTGCCTGCTGGCAGGAACTGCAAGCCAGGTACCGGCAGGAATGGTCTGGTTCAGGCTGAGCGTCGGATATGACCGCTCGCCAGTTTCGTCAGCTGCGAAGATCTGCTCGGTAACGATCATCGAGTTCAGGTTACCATCGCTGTCTCGCTCCTCAACGTAGTCGCCAAGGTTGTAATCAAGCCCGTAAATATACGGCTGGACCGGCGGAATCGCACCATCGAAAGCGTAGATCTTCATGTTCTTCGCAAGTTCCTGCAGGGCACGCTGAGTCATGGCTGCGCTAAGCAGCGGACCGGCCGCGAGGTCGATGTCGCTTGCATCAACCAGCAGGACCCTGCGGTCTGAGCCGGTCATAGTGCTGTCATAGCCCGGCGCGTAGACGATTCCGGCTGCGTTCTGGGCAAATATGTACGCCACTGTCTTGAGCGGAGCCTGCGAATCCACGACCTCGATCGCGTCGAGAGTTTCCATGTTCCTGGCGAATATAACCGGCGAATTCGACGTCTGCCTGGATGTCCGGTCGTTGCCCGTGTAGACCTCGAAATAAATCTGCCCCAATTCTGCGTTTTTCACGAACCGGAAGCCGAGAGAGTACATGTCGCAGACGGCTTTGATGTCGTTGTAGAGCGTGTCCGGCTGGAATGTGATCGTCACGACGCCTGACGGCTCGGGAATGGTTCCCGCAGGAAGCAGCGTTCCGGAGTGATAGAACGGTATAACGTCGCTCGAGCTGATGCCCAGTGTCACGCACACCTGAGTGAACAGTGCCCTGGCGATAGCCCCCGGCGTTCCGGAAACCGTCCAAGTTGGCGTTGTAGTCAGGGACGCCAATGCCGGCATTCCTACCCGCTGACTGAGGATATCCTCAAACGACGGACCGGTGATCGTGAGGTTCCTGACACCGCTATCATCAGTCTTGTCCGAGACCGTATCGACCGTCATGACGTAATGCGAATAGTTCATGGCGATCCGGACGCCTTTCTTAAACAGCGCCCGGTTAGCCTTCGTCGACGGCATGATGATCTGGAAATCGCCCGCGGCGGAATATCGCTCCGTCCAGATGAAAGAGTTGAATCCCTGGATCAGATGATCTCGCTGCAGGCTCGAATTCAGCGTGTACCATTCAAAGCCCATCAGATACCCCCGTACTTGTTCGTCCACGAAACCGTGTACGCAATCGGGGAAGCGTTGACGAAAGCCCTGAACTGATTGTCCCCCGGAGCTAGGCTCGGCCAGATTGCTCGCGGGTCCAGGTAGTAAAGGACCGATATCGGCAACCCGGCCCTGGTGATCGTGACTGCTTTCTGACCTTGGATGGTGTTGATGGTCAGGACGTCGTTGGCCTGGAAAGCCCCGTCGAGGGTGAACAGCTGAATGATGTTATCCGGCCGCGTGTTGTACAGCCTGATCTCCGACACCGGACTCGGAATCGTCATCTGGAATATGAATCCGGTGTCTGTCGTCCCGTCGTAAGAGATGGTCTGCTCGCTGGTGTCCGCAACCGTAGTGCTAGACATCGACGACACGTCCAGATCGTAGAAATCCGGATCGTAGCAGATCAGCGAGACATCAACTTGCGGATCGGAGGAGAACATGTCGTTATCACAACTCTCCACCTCCGCGGCTGTTATCGCGAACGGCATATCATCGACGAATATCGTGAACGTGATGAAGTTCTTCGTCATGAAATACGAGTAAAGGTTGGACCGCAGATCGGCAACGGTCGTGACTGCGTAGTCGGGCTTCAGCCCAACCTTCATCGTGATGTTGCGAACGTCTCGCCGCGAGTTCTGAGGCTGAGCCCCGTCCATCTGAGCCTGCGACGATGAAGTCAGCACGGCCTTGACAGGGCTCAGTCCCTGAATCTCTCTCACGACATATCCCGCCGAATCATCAAACAGCGGGAGAAGAAGCGTGTCGCCCCGGGCGTTCTGGGCAGAAACCATGGTAAGCATCAGGACGGTAGCGCTCCCTTCACGACTGATAGCTGGTTCTTGGTCTGGCGGTAGATGGTGACAGCGTCAAGCGCCACTGGTGATGTGTTGTTCTGGACGAACGTCAGGCTTGTCCCGGCAGCGGGTGTTGCTGCTGCCTGTCCTGCAGCGGCCTGACTGGCTGCGGATATGGACGTAGCGACTGATGTTGAGGAAGACGCTGCAGCTGTCTGCGCGCTTACCAGGGTGGCCAGGTCGTCGAAACCCTTCTTGGCCGTACTGAGATCGAGCACTGGGGTTATCACCGGGTTAAGCGTGGTATCCGGAACCTGAATCTCTGACAGGCTCTTCTGAAGCGCCGTAAGAACATCGGCACTAGCCTTCTTCACCGAGCTGATCGGGAATTTGGCCGATGTCTCGAGCCCGTTGGAGAACCCGATCATCGACCAGACACCGAGCTTGTGGAACTCCTTTGACGGAGACCCGATGCCAAGGAAACTCCCGACCGTGCTCAACAGCTGACCTGCAAGATTCTTCGCCTCGCTGAGAACTCGTCCCGCAAGACTCGCCAGTCCGCCTGTCATGCCGTCGATGATCGCTGCAGCCAAGTTGAATCCCGCGGCCCGCATTGCGCCGGAGGAAGCCCTGATCTGGCTTGCAAGACCGTTGACGAACCGGATGATGGCGTTGATGCCCGCCTGAGTAATCCGGAGTCCGTTGGACGTAATGCCGTTGATGAAGGCAATCGCGATATTTGCTCCGGCGGTGATTACCCGCCCGACATTTGCCGCGATTCCGTTTAGGAAACTGACGATGATCTGAACGCCCCGCGCCACGAAAGATGGCATGTACCGGGATATCGTTCCGAGTGCAAGCAGGATGAGACTCGCCATTGTCTGCGCAACCCGGCCGGCGTTGGCCCGGATCACGTTGATGATGGTATTGAGGATCGCCGTAAACGCCTGTCCCGCGAGCGGGACTACCCTTATGATGCCGTTGAGGATTGCCGTAAGAATAGCCACAAAGGCGTTTTCTATGGCAACAGCGCCCTTGGCGATACCAGTGGCGAATGCGGCGATCCCCTCACCCAGCTTCCGTCCTGCCAGCGGAACGGTGCTGAGAATCGAGTTGACGAACGAGACGATGGCTCCGCCGGTTGCGGTGATGCCGACCGCCAGGGTCGTCAGTCCTACTGCGAACAGGGCTATTCCGCCTCCTGCGGCAAGCAGGCCCACGCCGAGCAGCGCGATGGCTGCCCCCAGGCCTAGCAGGACCGGGATAAGCGGCCCCAGCAAGAGTCCCGCTGCGCCCAAAAGGACGAATACTCCCGCCAGGGCCGCTAGCCCCTTGAGGATGGAGCCCCACGACAACCCCCCTAGCGCAATGAGCACCGGTGTCAGGATTGCAAGGGATCCGGATATGACCAGCAAAGCTGCCGCACCGGGAAGAGCTCCTACCATCAAGATCATTGCGGCGGCGATGATCACCAGCGCCCCGGCCAGCTCGACCAGGGATTTGGCGATCTCCGCCCAGGACATCCCGCCCAGCGTGGTAAGCGCTTTAGACAGGACGACCAATGCCGCCGAGACAACCAGCAAGCTTGCAGCCGTCACGAGCATCGACGGAGGCATGATTGCCATTGCCGCAGCGATGATCACCAGGCCGGCAGCGACCGCTATGAGACCCTTGGCGAGAGTCCCGATAGACAGCGATCCGAGTTCCTTGATGACCTGCGTCAGGACAAGGAGTGCAGCCCCCACGACAGTCATGGCCACAGCCGTGGATATGAGCTGCACCCCAGATATCGCGTTGAAGCCGGCAAGGATCGCCAGCAGCGCCGCAATTGCGCCGACACCCTTGACCAGAGTGCCGAAATCAAGCTTCCCGAGGCGAGCAACCGCGAACGACATGACGTTCATCGCTACGGCCATCGTCTCCATTGCCGCTGCGGAGAACAGGACCCCCTTGGCGTTGGCCGACATGAAAGCAAGCGAGATCGTCAGCACCGTGAGGATAGCTGCGATGGCGCCGATCCCCTTGGCTAGCTCTGTCCAGCTGAACCGGGACAATATGGCAACAGCCCCGGAGAGAATCACTATCGATGTCGCCAGCAGGTTGAGTGAGGCTGCGATAATCGGCATCCGGATGATTCCGCCAGCGCCTGCGATCTTCGAGACTACTGCCATTGCCGAGAGCAGCTCGGTGAACATCACCGTCATCGCAGTCAGGGCCTTGGTCAGATTCCCGACATTGACAAAGGAGAGTGCCACTAGCGAGGCTGCCAGCAAGGCTACCGCGATGGCTATTTTCTGCAGCGTCCCCGACTTCAGGTTCGTCTGCATCGCCTTCAGCGCGCCTGTCAGGCTCTCGAAAGACTCCTTGATGCCAGCTACCAGTCCTCCGCCGCCCCCGGAGCCTTTCCCGAGGTTCTTGAAGAAGTTCCGGATGGAGAGAAGGACGCCGCCGAGCAGCAGCTGGTTCAGGATGTGGATGACGTTCGACAAGCCGCCACTCTGGATAGCCTTGCCGATCGCCGCACCGAGACCCTTGAACGCATTCGCTATCTTCTGCATGAGCGGCTGAGCAGCGTCTGCCGCCTTCTGCGATGCCGTTCCGAAATGGCCAAGTCCGTCGACAAGGAACTGGATCGCCTTAGCCGGGAAGGCCAGGACGTTGCCCATGAACCTGAAGAAGGTCGCCAGCGCATTCCCGGACTCAATCGACTTCCTTACATTCGACAGGAAATCGCCGATCTTGGCCGTAATACTCAGGATACTTCCGCCAGCGCCTGCCGCGGCAGCTCCGGCATGCCCGAGTGCCCCGACAATCCCCTCGATCACATCGACTACTATTTTGATGATCGAGAACAGCCCGCGGAAAGTCGCCCGGAGCTCTTCGGCGCCCTTGGAGCTGAGCGTCAGCCTCGAGACGAAGTTTTGCAGAACGATTGACAGCTTGATGAAACTCTGAACCGTGACGGGCGGGAAGACATCATGGAACGCCTGTCCGATCACGTGAAGCACCGCACCGAGGTTATGGAAAGCCTCGGTGAGCGTCTGTATGAGCAGATCCCGCCCGCCAAGCTTGACCCACGCCTGCAGGAAAGTGTTCAGCTTGTTCAGCGGCGTGGTGAACATGTTTTCAAGAACGTTGTGAACCTTGGTGAGCAAGGAAGTAGCGTCACCAATGTTACCAATGAGAGTTTCCCAGACTCGGGACCACGCCGTGGCAACTTCCTCGTGCAAAGCCGCCATTAGCTGGGTTATGGTCCGGATATTCACCGCAGAAGCAACTGCAGTCTTGCCCAGCTTGAGGATCTGCTGTGCTTCCTGGTCGGTGAAGCCCATCGCCTTGAGCTGCTTGGCGCTGAGATCGCCGGTGAACTGAGACAGTGTCTGAGTCAGGATCTTGGAAGTCAGCCAGCCTTGCTGGAGGGAGTTCCTGAAGCTGCCAGCCTTCTTGATGATCGCGTCGATGTTGGTTCCGGTCGCCCGGGCCGTATTGATCAGCGCGGTCTGGAAAGTCTTACCGCCCAGTCCTGCGTTGACGACCGAGTTCCAGTCCTGAAGCTTGACACTGCCCGCGGCGATAGCCTGAGACAGCTGGTACATCGCCTGTGAAGCCTGATCGGCACTTGCGCCAGACAGGGCTGCCAGGTTCGCAATGCCCTTGATCGAGTTTACTGACGTTTGAAGATCCACACCGGCAGCCGTAAAGGTGCCGATATTCTTCGTCATGTCAGCGAAACTGAAGACTGTCTGGTTGGCGTACTGGTTCAGGATGTTCAGGGCGTCGGTGACTTGCTTCAGGTTCGTGCCCTGAGCCTGGGTGTTCGCGAGAATTGTCTGGATCGCGTTGATCTTGGTCTCGTAAACATCCAGGCCCTGCTTGATCGGATCGATCGTCAGCGACTTGGCGATGGATATGCCGGCGTTAAGAGCCCGGTTGGTGATGTTGGCAATGGCCGTGAACGCGACGACTCGCATCGCGCTGAAATGCGAGCCAACGGCGTCGGCAGCAGAACTTAGTCCCGATAGGGAGAATCGCTTAGCCGCGTCGTCGAGCTGGTTGATCGAGTCTTCAGCGCCCTTAAGACTGTTCAGGCCGTTCTTCAATCCGGTCAGTGCGCCGAGCGCTGCCTGCGCTCCACTGAGAAATCCGGCACCCCTGAAAGTCATCTCAACGACTTTGTCGTCGATGGTGCTCATGCCAACGTCACCTCCTGCCATACATGATTAGCGATATCATCGAATATCGGCTTGATCGCCGGGTTGATGTAGTCCCTGCCCTGAACATAACCGCCTGTTCCGGTTCCGTGCCCGTATTCCAGGATGATGGCGATCGGCACGCCCTCAATGACATGCGTGTTGAACCAGGTTATCCTGGCGCCCGTAAGATCGACTTCAATCCTGTATCCCCAGGACGCGGCCGTCACGCCAGTATCCTGCGGCGTGTTAGCTGCCAGAGCCGCAACACCTCGCTGGGCAAGCGGCTCAAGGTTACGGAAAATATCGCCTTTGACTATCTTGCCCAGGAAGCGTTCTGTGTTGTTAAAGGAACCTGACGTCGTGATGTGTATCGGCATTAGGCTCCTTCCGGGCTAGGTCTTGATGATGAAGTTGAAGTTCACGTAAGGCGGGACTGTCGAAGTCGTGTCAACTGTCGTGAGAGTGTCCAGCGCAGACCGGCCGGCGACTTTCGTGCCGAGTGTCTGCGTACCACTGGGAGTCGACCAGGGCTGACCGTCTCCGCCAATGTTCGGCGTATATGCCGGCACCGTGATGCGGTTGATCATCTGGTTCGGAGTCGCGCCAGTGGATATGAACACCAGCTGCGCATGCGCCGCCACGCTTCCGCCATCCAGCTGATGATCGTGCGTCGGTTGCGTGTGGTTATGGCTTGCCGCACCGCCAGTTCCGCCAAGAAGCGAAGCTTGCATCCTCGGAAAGCGAGCTTCCATATTCGGAAGGTTAAACGTGTTGGTCCCGTCGCCAGCACCATAAGCCGTCCCGATCGCTGCGAAAAGCGCAGCATAGGTAATTCTGGAGACGGCGATGCCGTTACAAAGGAGCCAGCCCGAAGGCGTGATCGATCCGGCGAACATGACGACGCTGCCGGAAGGGGCAACCACTGAACCGACGTCAATGGTGCCTCCGCCTTTCTTGTTCAGGATCACGTGACCGTTGGCGTCGACGAGGCCGGAAGCGATTCCCGCGTTGTCTATCGCATCGATGTGTGCTTGATTGTAGCTGCTAACTGTCGACATGAGTCTCCTTAAAGGGAGCTGATCTTGTAGGTGTCGCTCGGCGACCGGATGAAATAGCTCACATCATCGATATACATGAGCGTTCCAATCGGAGAAGACGGCGGAAGATTGAATATCAGGGTTGCTTCGCCAGTCAGCGAGGGCGCCGGGCCAACTCTGTAACTGATCGTTTGCGGCACGTTGGCGGCGAGATTTATCACATTCACGCCAGTCGAACTGCTGATATACGTACCATTACCCTGTTTCCAGTCTACGCCTGTGTGAACACCGTTAAGATCTGTCGGTGAATACAGCGTAGCCACGACTTCCAGGTACTGACCGACACCTATCGGGAGTGTGACGATGGCCTCGTTCGTGGAGCCGCCCTGCGTAGTTATCGTGACCAGGCAAGAAAACACTCCATCATGCGACCAGACGTTGCTCTGCGTGATCGTACCGATCGCAACACCGGCGCCATAGAAGTTCCAGCCGACCACGTCATTCTCGAAATCCCAGGACCTGATGTAGACGTAGTCTTCCTCGGTGAATATGACTGATGGCCAGTTGACCGTGAACGTATCACTCGCCAGCGAAAGTGCTGTCCCGGAATCGGTAATCGTGAACGATCCGTCACCGTTGTCAGTTACCTTGAGGGTCGCGTACGACTCGAATATGGCGATGATGTCTGCGGGGTCCGGTAGAACAGGATCGTTCGTGTCCGTTCCGTAAATAAGCGCCTCGAGATCGGCGATTGCTCCTGGTTGTGACTGGTCGACCATTATCACGACATGTGAGGACGGTCTCCCCCCGGGGATTTCTACCGGTGTCGTAGTGAAATCCCAGTCGAATGTGAGCGCTGATGGTTTGTCGCTGATCGTCGCGTAGGTGTTTTTCGCCGGAGCAGTAAGCGCGTTGTACACCAGGTGAAGCTCGTTATTCGTCCGGTAACTGAACCCGAATGAATCCCTGTTCTGCCCTCGGAAGACGCTATTGATACCGATATACGGTTCGAGCTCATCCGGATAGGTGTACGCCGAGATCGTCCCGGAGAACACTCCAGGAAGACCGCGGTTCTGGTAACGCTGCCCGTCGATATAACGCGATTCCTGATCGGTCTCTCCGCCCTCGTTAACCGAAATCAGTCCGTTCCAGGCTACCCCCGGGGCATTTCCGGGATACAGAACCCCCTGGCTGATTCCCTGCGCGTAGGGACGCTGAGTGATGTCATCCCAGTTGATTCTCATGTCCCCACCATAGCTGATAGTTCCTGCGCGGTAAGGAGTCGGGGATCATCAGTCACTGTCCCGTAAAGAATCCCCTCGATAACCGAGAGAATCGCCGGGTCAATCTTGGTGGAATCCACGACGAAGTGTGATGTCGGCCTGAATGACGGAACAGACACCGGAACGGTCGTTATGTCCCAGGTCCGGCTTTTCACGTTGGGTCCAGAGTTGATCGTTTCCTTCGCGAAGTCTGCCGTTTTGGCTGACGCGTTGTAGACGATATGAACTTTGTATCCTCGGTTCGTTCCCAGAACATCGTCGCCGATCATCGTCCGGTAACTGAACCCGAAAGATTCCCGGGGCTGATGTGTGGCGAAAAGCCCCGGGGACATCTGGAAGTAACCGGCGCACGGTGCGAAACCCGCCGGGCTGGAGAAAGACTCGATGGTTGCCGCATACTCTTCGAGAGTCGCGGAGCCCATGTACTTCTGCCCGTCAATAAAAAACTCGTTGGCCGTGCCGCCCGCAGGGGCTTCGGCAACACTTACCAGCCCGTTCCACGGAACTCCCGGATAAGACGGAACATAAAGCACGCCCCGGTCTATGCCAATCTGGTAAACCCGGCTTCTCGCGTCGCCCCACTCGATCGTCGGCATGCTCACCTCCATCATCCGGTAGTCTTCATCTGCTTCTTTCGTTCTTCGTTAAGCCGGCTTTGCTGCATGCCGGATTCCGCTCTTGACATCTTCTGCCGATCCGGGTTGTTCTTGATATTGCAGACCCGGATAAGCGTGAGAAGACGGTTTAGATGCCATTCCTCACATTTGAGCGGTATGTTAAGTGAGATCATCCAGTAGTAGATAATCTCGGCAGTGATGGTTTCGTTTCGCGACGGTGGCGTGTTGTCGTTGATCCAGGTAGCCGTCTGCTTTGATTCGATGTAATCGTGAATCTCTTTCAAGTCTCTGGCTGAGAAGTGGGAGAGGACACTTTCTGGCGGAATAGGCCCGAGAATCATCATCCGGATGTAATCCAGAGTCTGCTCGGTCGTCTTATCTTCGTAGGCCAGGAAAGGAATCTCCCACTTCGACTCCCATTTTGACAGGGAAACTAGAGAGTGCTCCAGATTGACGACCACGCTCTCGGCCGAGACGAATTCTTCTGCAGATTCGTCGTAGCCCTCCGCCAGCTTGATCTCGATGCTGAGCACGCTCTAGTCTCCTGTCTAGCGGCCGGCTAGCTGACGAAGGCGAACAGCCAACGGTCCACAACCGGCGTGTTGAACACGTAGCCGGCGTTCGGAACCGCGGACACGACCTTCTTCTGGCCGGTGGTGAGCACCACGGAACCCGCAGCGTGCACGACGCCGTCGAGGTAGTAGGTGACACCGGTCTGAGAAGGAATCGTGATGGTGTGCGCACCATCGAAGGTGGCTGCAGTCAGCGTGATCGCGGTAATTGCGCCGGTGAAGAGCGCCAGAACCGAGTCCGGCGGCGGAAGCGACGGGTTGGTTCCCACCGTACCGTACAGGAATTGCTCGAGATCGGCGAGTGGCGTCGATCCGACCTTCGTCGAGTCGATGACGATGAGGCAGGTCGGCTGAAGACCGGTTGCCACCACCGGCGTGCAGTCGAAGTCCCAGGAGAAGTCGATCGCTGCCGGTGAGTCGTTGATCGTCGAATAGTCCTTCTCGGCCGGCGAAGCCAGGGCGCCGTACACCAGGTGCAGCTTGTACCCCAGGCTGCCCGAGACGTCGTTGCCCACCTTGGTCCGGTACGACAAACCGAAGGTCGTTCGAGGCTGCTGACCGACAACAGCGCCCGATGCCGGTGCCACGGTGCCGTCACACGAGGCGAACGCGTCCGGATAGGTGAACGCCTGGATCGTGCCGCCGAACGTCTCGGCTGACAGGATGTTCAAGTAGGCGATGTTGTCCGCGTACTGCTTGTTGGACCCGGCACCGGAAGGCTTCTCGTTCACGGCCGTGAGACCATTCCACGCGAAACCGGTGTCGTACAGCCCGTTGGTTGTGTTGAGCGGGTAAAGAACGCCCTTGTCGACGCCCGTTTCGTACCGGCGGTTGCCGGTGTCGTCGAAGGCGAGAACTGCCATCGTTACACTCCCTCAGAAATAAAGCTCGTATATGTCGTGGTTTAGACCTGCGGTCGTGTAATGCCGGTTGAACGTTGTCAGCGGCAGTTCTCCGACCTTTCCGGGTATGAGACTATCCGGGTTAGCGTCGATCACCGTGATCTGGTATCTCGGTGTCTGTGCGTACGGAATGTTGTCAGCGAAATGGGCTACCCGGAAATCCCTGTTGTAGACGATCGCCGGATATGTCATCTGCACATTCGGCGGGGGCTGGAAATATACGCTTACGCTAGGGTCAAGACCCTCAAGCAGCGTCTGCAGCTCAAGCCGTGTCCCCATCCCACTGTCCTCCAACCGTCAGGATAAGCCGGGGACGGCGGACCTCCACGCTAATGATGGTCCACTTAATCCCATCCCAGGTGACGTATCGCATCTGCAAGTACTTCTCGTAGGCTTCCGCGTCGGCCACGATCGCGATCGAGTGCTCGAGAGCGATATTGCTGTTCCGCTCAGGCGGCACCAGCGAAGGCGGCTCCAGACGTCTGGTATTACGGATCACATCGCCGTAATATGTTCTTTCGGTGATGATTTCCTTCCAGACGCCCGGAGCCGATTCCGTACTCGTCGCGTAGCCTACGGCTCCAGAGAACCGCACTGGCTACCCCGTTCAGTCGCGGCGGAACGTCCAGTCCACGTCACCGTCGGCGAGGTAGTAGGAGCTGTTCGCCTTGGCCCGGTAGTGGACGTAGGCGCCGGAGGCGATCGCGGTCTGCGCGCCGGAGGACACCGAGGTCTCGACGCCGGTCGTGTCGTCCACCGTGTAGTAGGTGACGTTGGGCACGGTCGGAACAGTCGCGATACCGGTGGTGTCGTCGAAGGTCACGTCGGTCGCCGGGCCAGCCAGCGTGCCGCTGGTCGCCATCACCACGAGCGCGCCCTTGTACTTGGTCATCGCACCGGAGAGCCGGGTCTCCATCAGGTACTTGAATGCGTTGAAGTCGATGTCGAAGAAGTCGAACATCGACACCTGACCGCCCTTGTCCATGCCGATCGTGTAGTCGGTCAGGTTGACGACGATCCCGATCAGGTTGGCCGACTCGTCCAGCACCTCGCAGGGGATGATGTCGCTGACGGTCAGCGCAGCGGCAAGGTCTGCCTTGGTTGCGTAGAGCCGGCGGCCGAGGGTGTCCTTGGCCAGCAGCATCTTCGCCAGCCACTGCAGGGTCGTGTAGAACACCGGGTTGCCGGAACCCCGGTAGAAGACCATGCCGTTGACGATGGCGTCGACGATGGCGTCCGGACCCTGAGCGTTGGCGTTGATGGTCGTCGAAGAGACATCCACCACGGTGACGTACATGTCATCGTCGCCGAGGATCGGGCGGACGTGCGTCGGGTCGATCTTGTCCGGGTCTGCCACATCGCGGCCGTCACCGATCAGGATGGCCCGGGCGAGTTCCTCGTCGAGCATGAGGCGCATCTCGGTCTGCAGCCAGGTCACCACGTCGAAGTCCGTGATGTCCAGCATGTCATCCCTGTCCAACTTCTGCTTCTTGTAGACGGTCTGCGGGGTGGTGATCCGCCGGGCGATCCGGAAGAACTCCTCGCGCTTGAGGTTGCCCTTCACGTAACCCTTGGCGCGGGCCTCCTCGATCGTGATGTCGGCCGTCCAGCTGCGGATCCTGGCGAACGGGGTCTTGCGCACGGACGTGAGCACGCCGTTGACCCACTCCATCCGCCGAGCGATGAAGTCCGGGGTCTCGGTGACGGCCTTGTCGTAGGGGAACAGCGTCGAGATGTCGTCGATCCCGTGCTTGAGCGCGAACGCGTCGACAGCGTCCTTGAGGGAGCCGTTCTTCGTCGCGTCAGCGATGATCTCCTTCACATCGGAGTGCGAAAGGACATGACCGACCGTCTTGCTGTCATCCTGGGTCTGGTCGAATACGTTGCGGTGGGTCACTTCAAGGTCGCCCTTCTGGTCAGAAATGATGGGGTCGGCGGCCGGCGAGGGAGTTGCCGGATCGGGTTCAACGGGGGTGACAGAGTCGGTGTGCTGGGCCGAAACAGAGCCGAGAAGGCCGTAGACCCAGTCCTTCTGCACGTCGGTCAAGCTGGCGAGGAAATCCTCGGTCGACGAGTCGAGAGTGAGATTCTCTTCGGCCACGTCCTCGGCATCGTCTGCTGCCTGATCCGGATCCTGGCTCATGGGAACCTGCTTGGGCGGCTCGATCGTCTGCGAGGTTGCATGCTGCAGTTCGATCTCGATCTCAACGCCGCTGTGAATGATGGCCTCGTCGGCAACATCCTCGAGCGTTCCGTCGCCATGCTGGATCGCGATGTTGTCGATAAAGGCGCCAGGGTTGGCACCAGCAAGAACAAGGCTTCCCTCGCGGATCATCCCGTGGATGACGTTCTTCGCCTTCTCCACAAGCTGATTGGCGTAGATCGAGAGATGCTTGATGTCCTTGTGGATGACGAGCTTCTTGGCATCCTGGCCGTTCTTCGTGTCGTTGAAGAATCCGTCCGCACGGACACCGTCGTCAGCGTGGTGAAGCACCAGGTAGCCCAGGACGTTCCCGGGCTCGTCGTGCTGATGCTGCCAGACGAGCGGGATCTGGTGCCCGTCCTGATGCAGGAATGCATTCCTCCGGATCGTCCGGCCATCAGTGCACTGCACTTCGTACCTAGTGACGTACCCTGAGAAGTCGGGACTAGTTGTTACTGCCATTTTGACTATTTACTCCTACTCCTTGTGGTATCGCCGGGACTTGCGGGAAAGGCGATCGAGGCGGGAGTTTTGGCCTCTGAAGGGCCACTCCATTCTGCGGTAGTTCTCCGTAGGCGGCCGGAATGTTCTTGTTCAGAAGTTGGTTGGCCTTCGGGTCGTCAGACGGAGCGAAGCCGATGACGCCGCGCATCTCGTTTGACGAGAGGATTTCGTTTCTCGTGAACTTGTCCGCGATCTCCGCAAGATCCTTGACTGGGACGAGCCTGAACGGGTCCCGGATGTAGATGATCGACTGCCCTTGTGAACGGGCCGTTTTCGTGAGGAAAGTTCTTGCCAGAGCTTCCGTAATGGCTGTCAGGATTGGCGCTATCGAGCGATTGTAGTAATTCAGCATCGCTTCTTCTTGCGCCGTGCCGTTCATCACTTCGTTAGTGATACCGAGCTGGCTGTACAGCAATTCCGTAAGATACTGGATCTGCGCCATCAGGTTGTTCTCGGCCGGCCGGTTCAGCTGAGTGATCTTCTCGGTTCCGTCGGTGTAAGCGATACCGTACTGAGAACCTTTCAGCTGGAACTCAATTTCCTTGCGCCTTGTTTCGGCTCTAGCTCTCATGCCCTCGGTCTTGACGACATAAGGCAACTGGATAATCAGGTCCAGTTTGCCAGATGCGCTCTGTTCATCAACAGCGTCCAGGAGACTGAGCTTCCTGAGCAAACGCTGAAGAGTTGAGCTATGCTCGTTCATCACCGAGTAAAGAGGATTCTCGACGATCGCGACCATGTTCTTCGGAAGGATCAGGTCTTCCTGACGACCGCTTTTCTCGTTGTAAACTCTGACCCGGACATGTTGTGGATACCACTGAAGCACACGTCCGACACGCATCGACTGAACGTCGTATCCGCCCGTGACTAGCGGGTTGAGCGTCGTGTCAACCGGGACGATCGCGGCAACGCCCTCATCGAAGAGCGTCATGACGATGTCCTGCCGGAATGCTGTCGCTCCCTGATCGATGTTGGCTTCGACTGTCAGGCAGTCATTCACGCCACTCAGAATATCCGAGTCGTACTGCCGGTTCTTGTTCAGTTTGACATGCCTGATCGGGACGGCGGCCGCGTCGATAGCCATCCTGACATAGATCGCCGTGACGATCGTCTTCTCGTTAACGACGCGAAATCTGTGCCGGTCAGGACGCCAGTTGTATGACTGGCCGACATTGGCTTCCAGCCCCTGCACGTTCGGATTTTCTTCCTGGTACTGAAACGCATTCCAGGCATGCGCCAAACGCGCCCTGACTTTGGCAAATCTTGCCAACAGGTCACCTCCCTACTCAAACGAGTCCTTGTTCAGCTTGTATGCTATCCAGGCATCCATCAGCGCGGCGACGTTGTCTATTTTTGCTTCTTGCCGTCGCTTCAGAAGTTTCCGGTTTCCGTTTGTATCCTCGAGCGTAATCGCATTCCCCATGGCGAAAGTCATCAGTTGCTCATCGAAGACCAGCATTCTCTCCGAGGCAAGAAGTTTCAGTTCGCCGAGCGGAACGGATTCGGTTCTCGCACCCTGGATGACCTTCTCGATCCCGAACGGACCATTTTCAGCTTCCCAGCGAGTAACAAACTCCTTGGCGTTGTACGGGTCGAAACCGAAAGCCCTGACATCGTACTCGTTGGCCAGAACGAACCTGTCTATGTCTTCGTACACCACCATCATATCGAGGACTGTGCCCTCGATGACGTGCAGACTGCCTTCCCTGATGAAGTCTTCGTACTTGAAACGCATTGCCCCGGGCAGTTTTGCCATCGTCAGGCTGGAAATGTAGCTTCGCGTCTTCACCCCGAAAGTGCCATCGGCTATCGGGAACAGGAAAGTAAATGCGCAGAAGTCGTCACCCTGTGACAGGTCGGCTCCCATTGCGCAGGGCATCTTCCAGAAGGTTCGCGGGTTGTGCGGCAGGGTCTCCTCGTAAGTGAAGAAGTATGTATATCCTTCCATGGGAATGCCGAAACGCTTTGCGAGGATGTCATTGCGCGTTGCGGGAGCCGCTTCGGCGCGTTCGACATCTCGCTGGTATGTTTCGTAGCTAACGGTCTTCCCTAGGTTCGGCTGAGCCTTAGGCCACATGGCCGGATCGGCTACTTCTTCTATCTCGTCGAGTTTGTAGTGCCAGATAGAGACATGAGGATTCGGATACACACCCTTGAGTATGTCCGCTAGTTCCATTTTGATTGTATCGCCGCTGCCATTCCGGATGGTTCCTTCAGAACTTGTGGCAACGATGACATAGTCGTCTATCTTGGACGCGCCTTGCTCGATAGCACCGATGACGTCTTCTCTAGTGTCGCTTGACAGCCACTCGTCAACAGTCGAGATCTTTGGCCTCAGTCCCTGAAGCTTAGCTATAGACATTGGCCGGATCTCAAGCAACGAGTTCGTCAGGAAGTTCTCGACACCTTTCTTGGTCGATGCCAGTTTCACACGATTGGCTTTAGAGCCTGTTGTGTTCTGCAACGAGCCCTCTGTCAGGAACTCGAAAAGTGGTCCCCGGGCGCGCGTAATAGCGGTCCGGAAAGGACCCATTACTTCCTCTGCCTGCTTCATTGTCGGCGCAGTTGTAATCTGATGCGTCGTCGAAACGTCGACGTTAAGGAAGTATGAATGAATGCACATGTCGTACAGAGACTTAGCTGCGCCTCGTGCTACGATCAGGTACTGCTTGTTCCGGAGCCGCTTTTTGATGATCTTCTCGACGTAATGCCCGCCGGGGCCATTTGGGTTCGGAACGTAGACGCTTCGCTCGACGTAGTAGAACCATGCCAGCAAGTCTTCAGCCCATAGTTTGAAGCTGTCTAGCAGGAACAGGTCTGCTCCGTCAGTTAGCGTCAGCTCGTTTTCACAGTACGCGATGAACCCGTCGATCGCCGCGTCATCGTAGTAAAAGTGCGGATCGGCAATGAGGGCGTCGATGCAGTTCATCTGGAGCGAGACTTCCCGGTTGACGGGTATCTCGCCGCGGAGAACAGCTTCACGGAATTCGCCGTAATACTTTGGCGTTGCCGTGTTCGACAAACTCACGCCGATCCTCCTTCCTACTTACCGCGATGGCCCTTGACTGCGCCGTGGACCTTTGTGACTTCGTCATAGACCTGACGACCAGTGTTGATCGCGTCGACAGTCATCTTGATGTCGCCGAGAACGTCCCTGGCAACCTGCCGGCCTTTCTTGATCTCTGACGTCGAGGCCTGCAGCCGACCGTAACTGGTTTCCAGGTTTCGGCGGTCGTTCAGGATCCGAAGCTCTTCGTTCGACAAGGCGTGAACACCGCCATGCCTCTTGATTTTGGCGGTGATGAGAGCGGCGCGCTGGTGATCTTCCGACGAACCTGCCGGTACCTTGGCCCGGATAGGCCCGGAATTGCGACCTCGGCGAACTCCCCAGTGCATGCCCTTGACGCCGTGATGTTCAAGAAGCGGCTCTAGATCCAGCTCCATATGGCCCATTCCTCCTCTCTCGCGAGCTAGTTCTTGCTGATGATAAGCCTCATACGCTTTCTGAACGAGCTCCCAGGCTCTATCTCTGGCTGCCGTGTAAGAATCAATCCCTGACGCGTGATGCGCCGGGATCACGACCTCATGAAGAATCGGACGGCCGGAGAAATCCTTTCTTCCTTGAGGGTCATGAAAGCTGACCGCTATCTTCTCGGCGTTTCTTCCGTAACGAGCATGACTGTTAGGCAACATTCTGTCGAACCCAGCACGCTCATATTCCGGCAATGGATCTCTGAGGCCGCCGGATAGAAGGAAACGGTTGCCGGAGTGTTTTCCTCTGCTAGCGAACACCGGTCCAGTCGGTTCCTCCGAAACAGATTTTGCTAGTCCCTCTATTACGGATTTGCCCCTGGATTTTTCCGAATCGCTGAATGAGGGTTTCGGGAGACCGCCGTTCTTTATCGCATATGCAGTTCCTGCTGCAATGAGCGCTGTCCCGATTACGGCACCGCCTACGATTGCCGCAGTTTTAAGCTGCTTCTTGCGCTGTTCGGACAATCTGGGCGTTTTCTCTTGGCCACCGGACTCGGTTGAGAGATTTGCTCTGTGAACTCCCCAGTGCATGCCCTTGACGCCGTGATGTTCAAGAAGCGATGTAAGATCGAGTCCGGTATCATTCATGCTGAGCGTCCGTAAGTCTTCAGCCAGGCCTCGACCGAACTTCTGGTGGAGAGATTCTGCGACGCAGTTCTGACTGCGCCTACGCCGTTCATTACCAGATATCCATCGAACGCCTTCTTGTACTCACGATTTGCCGACCGACTCCGGATCTTTGCCGCGATCATGTTTCGTTTGGCGTCCGCACCTTCGCCGGAAAAGAACCTGGCTTTGATGTGCTCATTGGCATCAGCCATAGCCTGTGCATGATTTAGGCGAGTCGTTCTGAGCACGTCATCAGCAGTTCGACGCTCCAGTTCCGCGATCTCTCGGAGCAATCCGGCCTTGAGGGCGTGCGCGTTCGCTATGCGAATATGATGATTCCGTGAACTCGCCAGCGAATGCTCCAGCTCCGCCCTGGCCCGGTCTTTGGACTGGCCATGCGTGCTGAAGAAATGCCACTCACTCTGCAATTCGGATTTTTCACCGTAGAGCGCCATCGCAGCAGGTGACCGGAATCCTCCGCGCTTCAGTTCGAAATGCTGATCGGCGTAACCGGCAGCGAGATCCGTGTGCTTGACAGCGAGTTGCTCGTGCTCTTCCGGAGTCCGGCCGAGATCGAATGCCCATCGCACGCCGAGATCGCCGTAATGAAGCGCGAATTCCTCGGCCGTCATCTCATCGAACGACAGACCGTCGTTGTCAGCATGACCGATCTTCTCATGCAGCTTGGTCGCCTTGTTGCCGAGCTTGGTGGCTCGCTTGGCGTG